GTCGTCGGTCGTACCGCTCTTCTTGGCTTTGTCGCTGGCTGCGTATGCCTTATCGGTGGCGCTGATGGCAATACCAGACAGTCTCTGAACTTCTTTTCCGTGGATTCTGGCTTCACCCGTGTGAAAATCAGCCTTTTTCTGGGCTTCTTTCTCTCCTGGCTTACCGTAATGCTTATTTGCAAGCGCCATGTATGCGGTTGACGCTCTCATGTGCTGTTCCATCGCCAGCATATGCAGGCTGCTGCGTTTATTCAGCGTTGCGCTGTCGTGTGATGGCAGTTCGTTCCCTTTATCGTCATGGGACTCGCTGAATGCATGCCTGGTGATTTCGTTTGCGTGGTTGCCAGAGTTTTCTGCATGATTTTCTTCATTGCCGCGATGGTATCTCGCCATGCTGTGATTGGCCTGCAGGTGTCGGCTGGCTGCGTGCATGTGTTCGTTGATCTGTTCGTTGGTTGATGCGTGTCGAAGTGCCTCTACGTGAGCGTGAGCAGCGTCTGCATGGTTGGCGGCGACTACCTTCGTATCTCTTGGGCCGTCCCAGTTATGTTTTGCCTGAGTTTCTTCAGCAAGTTTGCTGGATTTCTGTGCTGCCTGCCGCTTGTCGTCATGTTCTTTTACCTGGACGCTGGCCCCCGACGCCGTCGTGCGGGTGTATTCCTTGACGTGGCTTTTTCGGAGTGCCTCGGTATGGATGCTTCCGCCGACTTCGCTCTTTTTCAATTGTTCCACGGCTTCTGATGCCTGATCGATGGCTTGTTTAAGTTCGGTGTTCATTGAGTATCTCTCCTTATGGCATAGTCCAGATTAGGCCGTGGCCTTTTGATGCTGCCCATTGCTTGGCGTGTTTCTTGGCTTCGGCGTATGGCATGTTCGGTGTCACGATGTAGTCTTCGCCTTCCTTGTGGTTTGCGAAGTCAATCTTTCTATTCCGGCTGAACATCCATCTGCCTGTTCCCTTCGGTGTCTTGCCGTGGGACATCTCGTGTTCAGTGGTTTCCACCGTCACTCGCGAGGTTGGAATGGCTGGTTTGCTCTGCGTTGCGGAGGGAGCCGGGGTTTCTGCTTTCGGTTCTTCCTTGATCTTGGAGATGTACCGTGCGTAGTCGTATCCTTGCGAGTCCACCAGATACCGGTTGCCGTTCGTATGCTTCAGGATGAATGATTTGTGGCCGTTGGCTTCCTGCTTCTCCATGAACTCTTTGCTGAATGAGGTTCCTCCCGGCACGATCTCGCCCTTGTAAGTCCTTGGGTGTGTGCCGTAGACTTCGCCCATAGTGTGCTGTCTGGCCTCGGTGCCTTCGACTTCTTTGGCTGGTATATGTGGCGGGTGCCCGTTTCTGGCATCGTCGCTGTCGGCATGACTAAATTTTTCCAGTTTTGAGTGCATCCTTTTCACGTACCGGTTTGACACCTGCTGCAGGTGCTCGCTTGCTTCCGTTTCGGTCATGTCGGCTTTCGGAGCTGCTGCTTTCTCTGCCATCATCTTCACATCGGACAGGACATCGTGAGCTGCTTTGGCTGTTGGGTTGGCTTTGAGGGCTTCCAGCTTGTGGTCGATGAATGGTTTGTATTCGGCCATCTTCGGGTCGGCGGCTATCTTGGCTACCGCTTCGTGGGTCATACTCACCAGTTTGGCGACGTGCTGTTCATGCTCGGTTTGCTCTGGATTGGCTGCGAGCTTGTCTTGGCGATTTTGCTCACGCTCGTGCTCTAAAGACGTTTCAAAGTGGTGTTGGTTTTTTCGCATGTGGTATGTGTATGGCGATGAATCTTCTTTATAAAGTTTTGCTGCTTGATGGTGGAGGTTCATGGCGTGCTGATGGGCNGCAGCAGCCTCGGCGTGCGTGTGGGNGCTGAGTCCATTNGTGGCAAGATCGTAGCTGATATTGTCGGCGTGGTGGCTGGCTTTCATGTGATGTTCGGGAAGTCCCTGTGCTCCCTTTGCCTGAATGTGGCTCATGGTGCCGCTGGCGTTAGTCCTTTCATACCCGACATGGTGCGGATCTCCGAAGAGGCTCAACTGGCTCTTTTTGAGTATCTCAGCCATCTGCTGTCCGAGGTCGATCGCTTTGGCGAGGTCTTCAATTTCTTTGATCATGGTGGTTGGCTCCTTCGTTGTTTCGTTATATTGGTTAAGCCTTGAGTCTTGAATGATCAGTCCAGTGTGATCTTGAGGAACTTCGTCTCGGGCTGTGACTTCCGCATTGACTTGTAATACTGGTCACTGTCGCCGCCCTGTTGATCGTCTCCCTGGTCTTCGTCCTGATCCGGTTCTTCTTCTGCCTGTTGCTGCTGTGCGAATGTGTTCAGGTAGTTCGGGATCGGCACGTCTGCAGGGTAATTCCATGGGTTCTTGTCGTACTTCTCTTTGTTCTCGTCGCCCTCCTGGAGCTTGCTGTACTGCTCTGGCGGCAGGTAGAATCCGATAGGGGCTCCGCCTTCTTCCATGCGACATTCGTTCTTGGTGATCCATTTGGAGACGCGGCTGGTGCGGATATCGACAGCCTGCTTCTCGTCTTCCGGGTTCAGGCCAACAACTATCAGTTTGAGGTCGTCATATCTAGGCTTAATGAGTGCGTCGGTAAGCCATTCTGCCATGTCGGTGATGGAAGGGATGAGTCCGTGTTCTTTCGAGAACTCGATTTCTCCGGAGGCGTTGCCGGCAAAGATGCTGCCGCCACCTGCGCCACTGTCGGTCTCCATGTTCAGTGTGCTGGGGTGGGCTCCGTAGGCGGAGCATTTGAACATGACCATCATCCTGATCATCTGGTCGAACAGCATGTCCTTTGGAGACTCGCGGAGCTTCACGCTCTCGATCTTGAAGTTCTCCATGTCGCCGGCAGGGATTACCGGCAGGCGCCAGTTGTTGCCAACTCCGCCTGCCTCGCCAAGTATCTGCTGCTTGAACGCGGCCAAGCCTTCCTTGTCGTAGTCGCCGGAGACCGTCAGCACCTGCTCGGGATAGTTGGTCTTGAACATCTCGCGGTTGTATGTGAATGCCATGAGCAGGCTGGTGGTGATGTCCAGCGACTCTTCCAGGCGGGAGGTGCCGTATCCCCATCGGTTGAGCCGGTCGCTCGGGTTGCTGATGTGAACGCTGATTTCGTCGTCGGTGAATGCAGCTGTGATCATGCCGTCGATCATCTGGACATAGCTGGCTCGGGCGAGGTCAAACCCGGTGGAGTACGACATCTTGTTTATCGTGTCTCGGCCTACCTTGCCGTTGCTCTCGTTCTTTTGAGCCCATGCCCGGATTGACTCGTCTACGTTCTTGATGGTCTCGCCTGGCAGCCAGTGGAACGCTGCGTAGCCTTGGCCGTCGCGGCGTTTGTATCGGAGGATGCACTTGCGGTCGATTATCAGCTCCGTGCGGGTCAGGACGCCGACAAGGTCTTTGAGTCTGGTATGTGGTCGGACATTGTGCGGGTAGAGATAGATGTGTTCAGTGGGCGTCGGGTCGCTGATGAATTTCTCCATCTCATGGCAGCGTTCTTTATCCTGTCTGGTGACCTTGTAGTCGGGATCATCTGCGCGGTCGTGGACCACTTTGAATCCGATTTCTTTGTTCTTGCCCTCATTGGCCTTCTGCCAGATGCGTTTCTGCTGGTCGGTCCGGGCTCTGATCAGGATGCGGTCGAGGGTGGACTTCTCTGCAGCTTCGTAGAGAATGGCGAACTGGGGAGTTCCCTGCGGCTTCTCTCGGGCTCCATACGCGATACTGTTTTGGGCCAGCGCGAACTTGGAGAAGAATGACGCCTTGTTGTCTTCTCTCTGCTGCTTCTTGGCTTCGCTTTTTATGAGGTCTTGTGCTGAGTGGGTTGGAACGATCAGTCCGGAGGGGAGTTGCGTTGTGTTATCGAACATTCCCTGGAGGGATAATGTGTTGTGCATGGCTGCCTCTCTCGATATAGCTTTTGGAGCGTATATCGAAAAGAGTAGCCGTTTTTGTAGCGTATATCAAACTGTTTGCCGATGCTACGGAATCGTTATTTTGTGCTTGCCAAATACCGGGTTGATCTTGATCGCGCACCATGCGATGGCGTAGAGCAGCTTCGATGTAATCCACCAGCAGCGGTCAGTCGTGTCGTTCAAGTCGATTGCCCACTGTTGGTATTCTTCTCGGTTGACGATGCCGTTGTATCCGCCGCCATTGTTTATCCCTGGGCCTTGCCAAATGAAGACAGCGTGATCGTCGGTGCGGAAGTACGACCGGAACTTTCTGGCGAATGGCTGTATCTCTGGGGTATAGATGAACGGGCTCGTGTCGTCGTAGAGGCCGATGATCGGGAGTATCTTCTTGCCCTTGTACAGCACTTTGATGAAGTGCGATGATATTGCGATGTTCAGGTAATTTTTGAACTTGGTCATTTTATCCGAGTAATAGATGTCCATCATGTACCAGTCGAAGTTGGTGGAACACTGCTGCTCGATCTCTTCGATCAGGGCGATTGCCAGCGGTTTGTTTGTTCTCGCTCTGTACCAATTGATCTTGTCGTCCTGGTTGCGGATAGTGATCTTCTGCACGTCAGGTTCGTCGAATAGGTAATATGCGATGATCGTGCGGTGTTCTTTGTATTCGCTCGATATCACNGCCATGCCGATCTTCGCCATGAAGTCCATTTCTTCGACAGTGAAGTCTCCCAGTACCGTGTTGAAGCCCAATCTCTTGATTTCTAGAAAATCCGCTCCTGATGATGCGTACACAATTTTCATGTTATTGCTCTCCATGGTAGAAGATTGGTATTCCGCGATTGCTTGCATGCTGGTGCTCCATGACGCTGCCGGGACTGTCTCTCCATCCGGGTACCATCACGACCGCGTCGCATTTGTCGAGTAGTGGGATGCAGACCTTGTGCATCCAGTCACCGTGCTGCATGTGGGCGAACTGCGGATCTTCGTCCCAGAAGGCGGTTATTCTGTGGGGGATGATCGGAGCGAATCCAAGGTGCATCATGTGCTTGCCGACTACTTCGGCGGCGTCAATGTTGGCTTGGACTTCTTCTCTGGTGGGGGCTGTGTACTTTCCTGCGACGTAGCAAATCATTTCTTTCTCCTGGATCGTTTTTCGTTGCTGTGTAGTGCTGCGTGAGATTTATTGCAATGCTCTCGCTTCTCC